AAATGCTCGAAAAAAAGAGCAACCTGGCAGACAGGTTGAAGGTATGGCGGAGGTCAAACAATATAACTCTCAAAGAGGCTGAGAGGATCACTAGTATCAGTAAGAGTCAGCTATCAAATATTGAGATGGGTATGAGGCCTAGCAAGGATGATGAGGGTATTTTATTGAAGGTGATAGGGAAATGATAGGCCCTGACAAAATGTTTTAAGTGTTGAAGGGTTATCATTGGTAGCCCTATTATTTTGTATTGATCGTCTAAAATATATTGACACATACCAAACCAAGTGTTAATTTACTAAGAAACTTTAAAGGGGGAGTATATGGAATCTGTATTTTTCAATGAGAATGAGCTGTGTGATTATCTCGATAAAATGGGCATTTCAATGTCTGTCCATAAGGTGAGAAAGGACCGGCTCAGGGGTAGCGGTTTTCCCTGGCATAAGATCAATGGGAAGGTCTTTTACAAGAAAGAGGACATCGACAAACACATCAACCAGAGCAGAATCATTCCTAAAAGGGCCTAGGTGATACCATGGCAAGGAAAGGAAAATCAGGACTTGATTATTTCCCCATGGACATCGATTTTTTCTCTGATGAGAAGATTGAATTCGTATCTGCCAAATTCGGAACAGTGTCAGAATTGATTCCCATAAAGCTATTAATGAGGATCTATAGAAAAGGATATTTCATAGAGTGGGATGAGGATGTTTGTATTCTATTTTCCAAGAAATTTGGCGATGATATCACTTTTAACCTTTTAAATGATGTTGTTTTGGAGCTAATAAAAAGAGGTTTTTTTTCCGCTGAAATGTTTGATAAGTTCGGGATTCTGACCAGCTCAGGAATCCAAAAAAGATTTCTCGAAGCAACTAAAAGAAGGAAGGAAATTAAGGTTTTTGAAGAGCATTTACTGCTGAAAGAAATTGATGTGAACATTTTAAATCAAAATGTAAACATTATATCTTTAAATGACTACAAAAGTACACAAAGTAAAGTAAAGAGAAAGGAAAGAGAAAGTAAAGAGAAAGTAAAGGAGAGTAAAAAACTTTCTTTGTCGAAAGTTTTCACGTCTGATTCTGAAGAAATCAGACTAAGCAATTTTCTTTTCAATCATATTCTGAAAAATAACCCAAATGCTAAAAAACCAAACTTTCAAAAATGGGCAAAGGACTTTGATGCAATCTTGAGAATTGACAAACGACCTCTTGAAAAAGTCAAAGAGGTGATCAAGTGGTGCCATGAAGATTCTTTTTGGAAAGCCAATATTTTATCTCCTGGGAAATTGAGAGATAAATTTGATCAGTTACTGGTAAAATCAAATGATGCATCTGAGCCGGTTCTTTTTTCGGATATTACAAAACAAAATATTGCAACTGGACAGGAGTGGTTAAATGGAAAATAGAGAAATGTTTCTGGAGTACATGACAGCCCTTGGGGAGTATCACAGGGCAAAAGTTTCAAAGGTGCTGATGGATATTTATTGGAGAGGGCTGGAGCCTTACACTGATGAGCAGTGCAAGAAAGCCTTTGATTTATGTTTCACGGAGGAAACATATGGTTTTCCAAAAATACCAGCAATAAAAAAACTCATGGACCTGCCTCAAGAAATAACAGATGAACATAGGGCAATTGAGGCTTGGATTGAAGTTACTGACAAAGTTAAATCTATTGGGAATTATGGAACAGTGGAGTTTTCAGATCCTACAATAGGACAATGCATAGATGCCATTGGTGGCTGGTATCATCTTTGTCAATGCACCAATGAGCAATGGACATGGCGTCAAAAAGAGTTTGAAAGGCTTTACCCCATAATGTCAAAGAGATCCAATGATAATTTTTTATTGCTTGAAAATAAAGGCAATAAAATCTCCCATGAATTAAATGAGAGCAGTAAAGTTGAAAAGCTCAGGCAGCAAGCTCAACAACTGCTCAAGGAGGAAAATGAATCATGAACCAGGTGCAATTTGACTTTGGAATGACAAGGTTTGACAAGAGGTGGGAGCGTGTAAGCTCAAAGGGGAAGCGTGAGGTGTATTATAAATCCCTAAATGCTCTGCATGCTGCGGGGTGGGAGGAAATCGTTGAACAGGCGGTTGATAATTTCAAGGCCTACCCGACTCCTGGAGAGCTCAAAGCGCTTTACTCACAATGGATCAGGGACAACCCACACATGGCCAATCTGGATGTGGTTGATTCGGAGTGTGATCACTGTCAGGGCTTTGGGTTCTTCACATACCTGAAACACCAGGACATAGGTCATTATGAATTTATATCAAAGTGTCCACATTGCTCCAACATGGGGTCAACCAAGGGCTTATCTGAAATGGATAGTCACCAGCTTGGAAGGCTTGGATACGAGGTCTTGCCATGGGTAAGGGAACCAAGTTTGAAACCAAAGGAAGATATCAAAGATTTGCCACAACTGGCAGAGGTAGCAACTCAACAATCAGATGTGATGTTTAAAGGAGAACAGGCGGAATGATAATCACAATACCAGGGAACCCAACGAGACAGAAGAGAGCCAGGAGCAAAGACGGACAGAGGCCCTATGACCCACAGAAAAAAGAGAAAGCTGATTTTGTCAGGATGGTCAGGGGGCAGATATCACCGGGAGAGATGATTGAGAAGGGTAAGCCCATTTACATGGAGTTTAGGTTTTATCTGTCAAGACCCAAATCACATTACAGGACAGGGAAGTTTTCTCACCTGCTCAAAGTTTCTGCTCCAACCTTGCCTTGTACGAGCTCAACGGCTGACCTGGATAATTTTATAAAGTTTGTGAAAGACTGCCTGAATGGGTTAGCTTATCACGATGACTGTCAGGTTTGTGACTATGGTTTGGTAAAAAAAAGATATGCTGAAATACCAAGGGCTGAAATCTTGATAATGGAGATTGGTGGAATTGATAGTTTTGATAACCCTATACTTTTAAATGAGGTGGCCGTGGTTAGGGGTAAGATGGAAGATCGGTTTGTTGCTTGATACATTGTAAGGGTTTAAGATTTACAATGGACTGTGCGCCGGATTTGAGCTTTATCGTAGTTTAACGATTAGGGAAGGGAGTAATACATGAAATCAGAAGACGTTAAGAAGCTTGCAGATGATCATTGGAGTTATGTGAAAGGGTTGATTGAACAGCATGACCCTGGAGCGGATATTGAAATTATTGGTTTTCACTATACAACTGCAATGATACACGGGTACAAACACGGAATGGAGGACCGGAAAAATGGAAATGATCAAGGTTGAATCAAGTAATATTGAGAGGATTGGGAGTAAGGATTATGATATTGTTGCCATGGATTGCACTGATAGGATTGAATTTAAGGGCAAGGAATTAAAACAAGAACTTAAAAAATTAGCAAATAAAATAAAAAATGGTAAATCTGGTCGTAAACCTAAATTTAGAAATACAACAAATGTATATGATTATGACAGATTATACCATTACAGATATACTTATAGACATATGCATATAGCATATTGTTTATTAAGAGGTCGCAAGATGGAGGAAATTGAAAATCCTTCAGATAATAATCATCCCAATGATGCGATTATTGACAGATATATTTTTAAGTATAGTGAGCATGAAGCTTTAATGGGAAGTTGTATATGATGCACATAGACAGAGAGACAGCGCAGATTAGTTTATTTTAAGGTTGACAATAAGGAATAGATTTATTATTATTAAACTTCAATATAACCCTGTCCCGTGTCCCAGGCATGACACAAAAAGGCCGCGACTAGATAATAGAATCGACATTTAGCAAGGAATTTTTAAGAGGGTTTCTTCTAAGGGTTGAGGATACACAAAGGAAAAGTTTTACCGAGTGAATCATAGGGGCAGGGTTTATTTTAATACTAATAATTACAGGCCATTAAAATGAGAATAGAAAAAAAGAACATATCAGATCTATTACCTGCTGGATATAATCCCAGGAAAGACCTACAGCCTGGAGATGCAGAGTATGAGAAACTGAAAAGATCCATACAAGAATTTGACTACATTGACCCTGTTATTTGGAATCAGCAAACAAGAACAGTGGTAGGAGGGCATCAAAGGCTTAAAGTGCTCCAGGACCTTGGCCATACCAAGGTTGAGGTGTCAGTGGTTGACTTGCCCCTGGGAAAAGAAATGGCCTTAAATGTGGCCCTGAATAAGGTGTCAGGTGATTGGGATACGTCAAAGCTGTCTGATCTTATGCTCGATCTCCAGGACATGGATATTGACATGGAGCTTACTGGCTTTGATATGGATGAGATCAATGATTTGCTCCCCGAAAAGATAGAGGATGGGCTATGTGACGAAGATCAAGTTCCTGATGTACCAGAGGAGCCTGTCACTAAGCTTGGTGATATATATAAACTTGGAAACCACAGGTTAATGTGTGGGGATAGTACAAGCATTGATGCGGTTGAGAAGTTGATGGATGGCGAAAAAGCTCATATGTCTTTTACAGACCCTCCATACAATATCGACTATGGAAATATAAAACATCCGAAATTTAAACAACGGTCAATAGAGAATGATAATATGTCGGCTTCTGATTTCAACCAGTTTTGCCATGATTTTATAACTTGCATAAAAATGACAGTTATGGGTTGTGTTTATATTGCTGGCCCTCCTGGACCTGATGGGAGGATAATGTTCACTAATGCAGATAATATTTTGAACTGTAGCACCACTGTTATTTGGAATAAAGATCAATTCACTTTGGGTCGTGGTAAATACCAGAATAAATATGAGCCTATATGGTTTGGGTGGGTAGAAAATGGGACCAGATTCTCTAAGGATAGAAAACTTGTAAATGTCTGGGATATACCAAGACCCAAGAAAAGCGAGTTACATCCGACTATGAAGCCAGTTGAGTTGGTTGTTAAGGCTGTGGAAGATGCAAGCATGCAAACAGATATCGTATTAGATCTATTTGGCGGGTCAGGCACAACATGTATTGCATGCGAAAAGACAGGACGCAAAGCAAGACTAATGGAGCTAGATCCCAAATACTGCGATGTAATAGTAAAAAGGTGGGAAGACTACACAGGCAAGAAAGCGGAGTTATTAAATGGCTAAACGAGGACCAAAAAAGAAATATAAACCTGAGTATGATGATCAAGCCTTGGTAGCGTGTAAAAAGGGGATGATTGATCTTGACTTAGCCGAGCTTTTTGGTGTATGCGAAAAGACCATATATAATTGGCAAGATGATAACCCATCCTTTAGATCTGCAATATTAAAAGGGAAAGACTTTTATGATACTAATCTTGCAGAGCGAAGTCTGAAAAAGTTGGTTGAGGGATACGACTATCAAGAGGCAAAGATCGTGACTGATGCCAAGGGCAACATCATAAAAAAAGAAATGACCAAAAAGCATGTTAGTCCTAACCCAGGTTCAGTATGTTTTTTCTTGAAAAATAGGGCTCCTGATAGATGGCGGGACATGAAAGCTGTGGAGCTATCTGCACCAGGTGGAGCGGACTTGTTTAAGGACGGCATTCAGGTGTCTTTTGTGAAGGCTGAGAAGAAAACCAAAAAGGGAGACAGCTGAGGTTATAAGTCCACTCCCCACGCCTCTTAGCAATGCGCAATCTGGGGTGTGGCAAACAGGCCAATTTGTTGACGCCAGCAAGATGGTCTTTAAGAATTCCTACCACAACCTAAATAAAAAGGATACGAAGATGACAGAGTCTATACAGGATATGGTAGTAAGGTGGATTATACAGCCCGTAGAGCTACCAAGGAAGTGCTTGGCAGTAGAGACCGGAAGATATGAGATCCTGACGGGACCTGATAACAGAACAACTACATTGGATCTGATAGAACCCAGGAGAATCAAGTATTCCAACCCTGGACGTGCTATTGGCGGTAAATTCATCATGGATCATGGTGATGTTGATCCAGTAGAATTACTTGATTGTAGTGATTTTTTCGAGGGGGTTTACCTTACAATTGGGCCTCCTCCAAAAAAAGAAACCTTGGAAGAATGGTTAAAAAGGATGCCGGACCCTAATGAATATAAAGATGTAGGCATATTGTCAAGCGACATAAGGCAGTGGAAATCAGAAAGGCCAGAGACGGAAAGGCGGTAATGCAAATAAACATACAACTCCCTGATTGGGCTCAAGAGGTTTTTTTTGATCCAGCACCCCTGACCACTTGGGGCATGAAGTGGAGAAAATCACGCCATAAAGCCCTGTACGGTGGTAGGTCTGGAGCAAAGACTGAAACCATTGTCAGGGTTTTATTGCTTAGATGCATGATGAAAAAGACCTGGGTTATGTGTGGCAGGGAGTTCCAGAATTCAATCAAAGATTCAGTCAAGTCAACCATTGATGAGATAATAGGTTTATACGGCCTTAATGAGCTCTTCAGGATCACCAAACAAGAAATTGAATACCTCCCAAACGGCTCCATGTTCACCTTCCATGGAATGAACCGAAACATCGCCAATATAAAAGGATGGAATTATGTTGATGTCTTTTGGGGTGAAGAGGCTGAAACATTCCTGCCTGATACGCTTGAGATCCTCTTTCCTACCCTAAGAAAGGCCGGTTCAGAGTTCATCTTTTCGTGGAATAGAAAGCGCGTTGCATCTCCCATTGATTCCTTTTATCTGGATCCTAAAAAAGCTGTTCCAAGGGCAATCATCAGGAAGGTGAACTATGATGAGAATCCCTTTCATCCTCCTGAGATGGAAGAGGAAAGACTCAGGTGCTTGAATAATGAGCCTGAAAGATATCCGCATATATGGCTGGGGGAGGTTGATGATGGTGCTGGGGCTTATAAGATCCTTAAATACTCAGACCTGAAGCTTTGTGAGGATGCTCATATCAGGCTGGGATGGACCCCATCAGGCATGAGGCATGCAGGGCTTGATGTGGCTGATGATGGTGTTGATACAAATGCATATGCTCTGAGGCGCGGACCACTCCTTGAATCCGTGGAGGAATGGAAAGTCAAGTATCTTTGGCAGACAGCAAATAAAGCAGATCTTAGAAACCGGCGGAACGGCGTTGTTAAGATGTATTATGATGCTGGCGGTCTTGGTGCTGGTATTAAGTCAGAGCTTTCCAAGGTCCCGAAGAATCCCGAAACAGGAACAGGACCAGAGGCCAAAAAGTTCATCCCATTTCTGTTCGGTGGAGAGGTCAAGGGCAAAGAAAAGATCTATGTTAAGGCGGGGAAAGAGAAAATTACCAATGGTGACTTCTTTTATAGACAGAATGCCCAGGCAGCATGGAACCTGAAACAGAGAGTGCAGAGGACTATCATGGCCCTGGATGGCCAAAAGGTTGGCTTGGACAGATGTTTTTTTGTATCATCTGAAATTGATGATCTGGATCAATTACTTGTAGAAATGTCTCAACCCGTGTATGATGACAGCAGTGGAAAGATCAAACTTGACAAGGACCCTGATGATATAGGATCACCTAATTTGTGGGATGCGGTTCTGATGGCCTATGCCTCTGACATAAAAAAAGGGCTTAAAGCATGAGCAGAAAAAAGAAGAGTAAGAAAAGTAAAGACAGTACAACTAATTCATTTAACGGCCTTATGTCTGGCGGTTTTGCTAATTCCATCACGGGTGCTGGTGGCGCCATGGATAAGACTGAATATTCCTATTTTAGCCCAACCAGATTAACCAGCAGATCAGCCTTTGAAACCCTGTATAATGAATCGTGGGCTTGTGGCAAATTCATTGACATACCCATCGATGATATGTTTTTAAAATGGCGTGAATTTGTGGGAATGGAGCCGGAAGCGATAAGGCTCATGGAAGAGGCTGAAAAGGAATTCAAAGTCACAACTAACCTATCTGCTGCCATGAAATCAGGGAATTTATACGGCACTGGCATTCTGGCCATCTTCACAAAAGACTCTGCGCCTGATCAACCCTTGAATCCTGATAGAATGTTGCCTGGTGACCTGGTAAACATCCTACCTTTTGATAGGTTTGATTTAACTGTGCAGGGGAAAGACTGGGATATCATGAGCCCTAACTTTGGACAGCCTCTTTTTTATCGCATACAATTGAAAATGGGTGGATCCATAACAATCCATCATTCCAAGGTACTCAGGTTTGACGGGAAAACCCCTCTCACTGCTAATGGATGGTCTAACTATGATCAGGATTGGGGTGTCTCTGATATAATACCTGTAACAACTGAGATCATGACTGATGCCAATATTGCACAGGGTGGTGCGCATCTTGTCAATGAAGCATCGATCCCTGTTCAAAAGATTGAGGATTTTGCAGATGCGGTTGCCGGTGATGGCGATTGTGAAATGACCATTGCCCAGAGGATGCAAGCTGTCACCCTTGCAAGGTCCATATACAGGACCGTATACATGGATAAAAATGAGGATCTTACCCGCCTGGATGTCAACTTTGCTGGTCTGCCTGATCTAATGGACAGATACGCAAAGAGACTGGCAGCATCAAAAGACATACCCGCAACAAGGTTCTGGGGTCAAGCTCCCCTTGGCCTGAATGCCACTGGTGACGGTGACATGAAAAATTACGCCATCAGGGTTGACAGTGAGAAAGTACGAAAACTGACAGATCCTCTCTTTGTCCTGGACCAAGTTCTTGCAGCTCATAAGGGAGTGAATGAGCCTGTACAATATGAGTTTCCTTCTCTGATTGATGTGTCTGACAGTGAACAGGTTGACATCCTCACAAAAGCTGCAGCGGCCCTGACGCCA